AGTGTGGCCAGCTCGGTGGCGCCGTCAGGCGTGCGCAGTTCGCGGGTGACCTGGCTGGTGATAAATTTTCGGTAGGCGACAATAGAGGTCATGGTGATGCTCCATCAAGAGGCGCAGCAGGTGCTGCAAAGAGTGGGTTTTTCTGGCGTGGCCGAGGATACTGACTACGCTATCCATGGCGCCGCGCTTGGCGGCGGATTTGAAGGTGTAGAGGCTGTGCCGGCGGATAAAGCGCCGGCTTGACCAGGTCCTGAAGCCGACGAAATTAATCCCGCGCCTGACCATGGCCAGGGTTGATCGCGACAGCGTAAGACGCAGGCCAACCAGGTAATCGACCACACGATCTCGGGCGGTGATTGCGGCCTCGCGGGTCAGGCCGAATAGCACGAAGTCGTCGACGTACCGGCAATAGCGCGGCGGCTTGATCTCGCGCCGGATGAAGTGGTCCAGCGGGCTCAGGTAGATCAGCGCGTAGAGCTGGCTCAGCAGGTTTCCGATTGGGATGCCGACCGGTTCACCGTGGTCAGCGAAGGCCATCATCAGGTCAACGAAGCGGCGGTCCTTGATCTTGCGCTCGATCAACGTGCGCAGGATAGGGCGATCAATGCGGTAAAAAAACTTTCTGATATCCAGCTTCAGCGTGTAGCTGTCGCGCGGACAAGCCTGTAATGCAGCCTGGGCGTAGTCCGCCGCCCTATGGGTACCTAGCCCGGTCCGACAGGCAAACGACTGATCGATAAAGCCACGATTGAATACGGGGTACACCACGGCATAGATGGCATGCTGCACCACCAGGTCGCGAAAGGCGGGCGCGTAAATCTGCCGCGTCTTGGGCTCGTGCACCATGAAGCTGTAATAGGGCCGTGGCCGGTAGGTGCCGGCGTGCAATTCGTCGTGCAGGGCGGCCAAGTTGGTCGCTAAGTGTTTCTCGAACTGAAAGCAGGCGCGCTTGCCGCGCTTGTGCCGTGCCGCGGCGTGAAAGGCCGACAGCAGCGCCTCGCGCGTGAACGCCTGCTCGAATAAATAACCGATGCGTTTCATGCCGCCAGGCCTTCGAGACGGCGAGCCGCCCTACCAGCAAGGCGCATGCACACCGATTTCGCCGAGGCTTGCGCCTCGCGCCGGAAGGCGTCTCCCTTGGTTCCACTTCGATCTTTCGATCCGTGAGGTGAAGCCGAGTCCGCGCGGAACCCAACGTTATCGTTCGAGTTGCCCCGCGCATTGTTGAGATTCAACGCCCAGACCCCCGCGTTCGAGGAGTTGTTCCAGTTGCCGCCGGCAATCGGGCACATGTCAAGACGCCTCCCGTTTGTCGAGCACACGCTCGGCGACTATCCAGCCGCCGATCATGCGCCCCAACTCATCCACCAGCCGCGAGAGGGCGAGGTAGCGATGCTCGCCCGTCGCCTCCGGCCGGTCGTTGCGCTGGCCGTCCTTGAACTCGAAATAGCCGAGCGTATGCGCCAGGCGCAGCAACATGCGAAGCTGCTCGTGGCGCACATCCAGGTTGGTCAGTGCGGTTTTCTTGTGATAACGCTTTTGCGCCTCCACGATGAAGCTATAGGTCTCGTAGGCCGCGCGCCGGATCTCCAGCGCGAGCCCGTACTTCTCGTGCTTCGGGAAGTGGTTGAGATAGACGTTCAACAGCTTTGCCATCTCGCCGAACTTCCGGTCCAGCTTGGCTTCATCGTGCAGGCCCATCGCTATCGCTCGGGCCTTCAGAGATACAAGGCCGCGCGGAACCCAACGAAATCGTCCGAGCTGCCCCGCGCAAGGCGGAGATTCAACGCCCAGACCCCCGCGCTCGAGGAGCCGCTCCAGTAGCCGCCGGCAATCGGGCACAGCTCGTTGGTGCTGTAGTCGTTGAGTTGATCGTTGCCGAACATATTCGACCCGCCGGCCACCAGCGGAATGCCTGCGCCGGCCATCTTCCAGGCGGTTCCGCTGGTGGCGTGACTGAGCACCTGGCTGGCGCTGCCCATGGTGATGGCGCGGTCGCTGAAGTTGACGGCGTAGCCGGTAAAGCTGTTCATCAGGCCGAGGTCGTCATAGAGCGCGGCAATGCCGGTGGCGCCCCACAGGTCGGTGGCCAAGGTGTTGCTGCCGGTAACGTCCTTCATCGCGGCGGCGGTCTTGAGCACATAGAAGTTGCCCACGGCCGGGTCGGAACTGTTCATTGTCAGGCCCGGGGTGATCTCCCACAGGTTGCCGTTCAGGTCGCACACCCCGCAGTTCTGGCCGTTGTGGGTGGTTCGGGCAAAGAAGTTGGCGCTGCCGGTCTTGGCGCTGTTTCCGCTGCCGTATCCGTCGTGGATGAATGCCAGCGTGGTGTCGTTGGCGTCGCCGAGGGCGTTGTTGTTGCAGCCCTTGGGGTGGTTTTTCACGCCGGTGGCGTCGTACCAGGCGCACCAGGTGGCGGCCGTGGCGGCCTGGCCATGGGCCAGACTCAACAGGGCCAGGGCCTTGAAGATGAACAGGCTGGAGCAAAAGAAGCTCGCGCCACGTGTCTTTGCGGCGGCGATGGCGCCGGCGTAGGTGTTGGCCGGTGCGCCGCTCAGGCCGCCGAACGGGTTGTGCGCGGCAGCACTTGAAAGCGGCAGGCCGAGGCGGATCGAGCTGGCGACGCCGCTGTTGTTGCTGGCCAAGTACTTGTCGACGAACACGCCTGACTTGATCGCGCCGCCATCGTAGAAAGCTCTGTGGAGCGCATAGCCGGCGGTGTTGGCGGTGGCCACGTCGGCGTAGGTGCCGAACGGCTTGATGTCGACCAGGTTGACGGCCAGGCCGTTGCTGCCGGTGCCGATCTTGTAATAGTAGGCCGGCATCCAGCACATGACCGAGCCGTCGGAATACTGGTAGTTGCCGTAGTTGTCCGAGGCTGGGTCGAGCGTTCCGGACATCTCGGTCATTCCGGACGGCAGCGGGCCCGGGCAGATGCCGACGCCAAAGCCCTGCTGTCCGGCGATGCCGATGTCGTTGATGCCGCCGGCATTGCCGCTGCCGATGGCGATGCCGGTGGGGAAATAGACGGGGCCGCCGTCTTTCCCGGTGATCTGGCGGACGGATAGATTGCTCATAGGATGCTCCAGTTGGCGTGGTCGTTGATGGTGACGGTGGTGCTCTCGGCGATCTCGAGCGGGCCGGCCGAGTAGGCGTTGTAGTGGCTTGGGATGGTGGTGTCCTGGGCGACCACGGAGGGGTTCATGCGGATCACCGGATTGAGGTCCGGGTTGGCCGCCAGGGCGGCGGTCCACGCGGCATCGGCGGCGTCACGGGCCGTCTCGGCCTGGGTCTTGGCCGTGGCCGCGGTGGCGGCGTTGCTGGCGGCCGACGCCAGGCCGGCCGACATGGCCGCGGTGTAGGTGGATTGCACGGCGTCGTGCTTGGTCGTGACATCCGCCGCGTGGGCGGCGACCTCGGCGGCCACGACGTTGGTCTCGGTGACCATCGTGGGCAAGGCCCCGAGCAGGGCGTCGGCCCGGGCGGAAAAAGTCTCCGGGTCGTTGCGGGACGGTGGCGTGGGTAGTGGCGTGATGCTGCTCATCAGATCATCCCTTCAATCTCTAGGCTGCACTGGGACAGGGTTGGGTAGGCAATCTCGATGTCGAAATTGCGGTAGAAGCCGAACACGATCAGGGGCGAATAGATGTATTCGCCGCTTCCGATCCACAGGCATGGCGTGGCGCGCAGCTCGGCCAGCTTGCGCTGGACGTAGCCGAGCCGGGTGTTGTCGACCTGGACCGGGGCCGACATGCGCTTTGAGTAGTGGCGCTCGACAAAACTGGTGACGCCGAATGCGTCGGTCTCCTTGCGAGAGTAATCGATGATCCCGAACTGCGCGCCGTATTGCGTATCGCCGATGTCGATGTTGTCGCCGACGACCAACATGCCGCACTTGGGTGTGCCGGACGACGCCAGCGAGACGGTGATCCGGCCGTCGCCATAGACCGGGATGTCGGTCAGCACCAGGTCGCGGCGCAGGTCGTAGGGCTCAAAGAAATAGGTGTACCAATCGATGATCGGTGTGTCGTCCAGGCTGATCGCGCGGCTGTACACGGTGGCGCCGACACCGTCGACCATGGCCACGTCCAGGCTGATGGCGTCCATCTCCATCAGCGCCAGGCTGTTGATCATGCCCGGCTCGATGACGATGGTCAGCGGGCTGGTCGCCTCGACCGTCTGCGTGCTGACCGAGGTGTCGAACATCGCCCAGCGATTGGTCGGCCCGATATCCACCCACCAGGTCGGCGATGTCTCGGGCGTGTGGCCGGTGTTGGCCGCCTGCAGGCTCTCGTAGATCCGGTGCGTGCTGGCTTGGATGACCCGGTCGGCCAGGGCGTAGGTGGTGCCGGCGGCATAGGCGGCGTAGTCATCCTCCGGCACCGTGCTGCTGATCAGCATGGCGGTGGTGAGGGCGGTCGGCTTGATCACGTTCATGCGGCTACCCTCGTCGCCAGGGCGTCGCCGTCCGGCATGGCGCGGTCCAGCAGGCGGGCGGTCTTGGCGGTGTGGCTGACGGTGGCGCGGGTCTCGGCGCGCAGGCCGTTGACCTCCGCGCGCAGGCCGCGCAGCTCGGCCAGCAGGGCGGCGTTGTCCTGCCCGCCCTGGCCGCCACGGACCGGGATGCCGTAGCGGCGCAGGCCGGACATGGTGGCGGCGTCGACCACCGCCTCGCCGGCATGCAGGCGGGCGGTGTAGTCGTCGTAGGGCACCCAGGGCAGGCCGTCGGCATGGCCCGGCAGCGTGGTGCCAAGGGTGGCGCCGAGGTGGTCGCGGATCTGCACCAGCACGTCGACGGTTGCCGATTTGCTCGCCTCGATGGCGGCGACGATCTGCTGGTCGGCGGTCTGCAGCCCGGTCTGCAAATTGGTCAGACCCAGGTCGATGCCGGACAGCAGGGCCAGGGCCTCGGCCTCGTATCCTGCCGGCGCCTGGGCGTCGACCCGGGCGGCGATGGCCTCGGCCTGGGCTAGGGCGCGGCCGGCCTGGCGCTGCCAGTCTGCCCGGGTGGCGGACTGGTCGGCCAGCCCAGCCACCAGGCCGGGCAGCAGCGTGCTGAGCTGGTCGGCATAGCCGGCCAGGACCGCGCCGCTGGTGCTCCCGGCCAGGGCGTAGGCCCGGTCGAACTGGCCGCGCACGTCGCCGAGCTGGCCGGCCTGGCCAAGCATCGAGGCACGGCCCTTGCCGATCTCGTCGCGCAACCGTCCGGCGCTGGTCGCCATCAGTTTTGCCAGGGCGTCCTGCGCCTGGTAATAGCGCATGGTCTCGCTGCGCAGGGCCTCCAGGGTGGCGATGGCCTGGGTGGCGTCGCCGGCATAGGCCAGGATGGCGTCGGCATAGTGCTGTTGGGCCAGGGTCAGGGCCTCCTGGGCGCCGGCGCTTCCGCCTAGGCTGGCGATCAGTTGCTCCTCGATCGCCATGGCGGCGCTGTTCGCGGCCAGGATCTGGTTGCCCTTGCTCAGGCTGGCGATCAGCGCCTTACCCTCGGCGTCGGCCTTGAATGCGGTCGCCTGGGACAGGTTGTTGGTGTATGTCATCTGGCCGTACCCGGCCAGGCGGTTGGTCTCCTGGTTGTAGGCGTAGGCAGTGTTGCTCAGCTCGATCGGGCCGGACCGGGCGTTGAGATATACGCCGTGCTTGACGGCGATCTGGTACAGGCTGGCCACCGAGGCCTGGAGCGAGCGCACATCGCTGGCGTTTTCCGTCTCCAGACCGGCCAGGCGCTGCTCGGCGGACTGGGCGGCGCTGTATCGGTCCGATTCCGCCAGCACCGCCGTCATGCTGGGCAGGCTGAGCCCCGATCCGGCCGAGGCGATCGACTCGCGCAACTGCGCCGCCGTCGGCACCGCCAGCGGGTTGATCTCCAGGGCCGAGGCGGCCACCGAACCGCGCACCTGAGCCAGGCTGGCCGCCACCTGCTGCAACGTCTGCGACAGGCTGGCCAGGTACTGCTGCTCCAGTTGATAGCGTGACATAACCGCCTGATGCAACTGCCCCTCCAGCTCGACCCGGGTCTGGATGTCCGACGTGTCGGCCAGCAGCCCAGTCAGTTTGCTGATGCTCTCTGTCGCCTGCCTGGACTGCGCCGCGGCGGCGGTCATGGTGCCGGACAGGACATCGATGTCCGTGCCCAGCGCGGCGCGGATCGCGGCCGCGGTGTCCAGGGTCGCGGCCAGGCGCTGCAGGGTCGCGTCCACCTCCTCGCCAGTGCGGCGGAAGGCGTCCCACAACTGCGGCAGCGCGGTGCGCACCATGCCGTCCAGCACCGTCTTCATCCAGGCGTCGACGCCGGAGGCCGCACCCTTGTAGCTGGCCGTATACTTGGCCAGCCGGGCCGCGGCATCCTCGCCGCCGATCTGGGTCAGCAGCTTGGCCACCTGGCCCAGGCTGGCATCCATGCCAGACAGGTCGACGGCGGAGTAATTGGTCCAGTAACTGGAGTCGCCGAACCAGCCGCCCGATTCCTTGTATTGCGTGTAGCTCCGGCCCGAGGCGTCGGCGCCCTTGACCGACAGGTCCAGGCCCTGGTCGAACACCTTCACCTCGCCGCCGAAGATCGAGCTGCCGAACGCGCCCAGTATGCCAGCGGCAATCCAGCCCCAGACCGGGATAGACGACAGCGCCGAGCCGATGCTGCCGGCGATGGTCGACGACGCCGCCAGTCCGGCCTCCTGCGCCGCCAGCATGGCCGTCTGGGCCGAGCCGATGGCCGTGCCATAGGTCGCGGCGGTCGAGATCATCGAGCCGGTTGAGCCAAGGATGGCGCCGAGTGAGGTGGTGCCGTTGAACAACCCGCCGGCGGTGGCCGAGAGCATGTTCCAGGTGTTCCCGCCCATGGAAAACAGGTTGGCCAGGCTGGAGGCGTTGTTGATCGCGCCCAGGGCCGAACCGCCGCCGGCGCTGGCGTAGTTGGCCAGGCTGGAGCCGCCGCCCAGGCCAGAGGCGGACGCCATGCCGGGCATGAACATCGACGCCACGGCCCCGCCGATCGGCTGCACCACGGCCTGGACGATCGGCCTCAGCACCATGGTGTTGAAGGTCGAGACGATGGTCGACGCCAGCGAATCCAGGAAGCCGCGGCCGTTCTCGAAGCCGCGCATCAGCGCGTCGGTCAGGCTGCGGTTGATGTCCTCAGCGGCCCGGTCCCATTCCTCGGCGGCGCGCAACGCCTCGTCGGCAGGCAGGAACCGGCCCTTGCTGTCGCGGAAGGTCTTGGCGATCGACTTCCCGGCCGCGTCCACCGCCTTGGCTGCGCCCTGGCTGCCGGTCTCGATCCCGTCCATGGTCTTCATCACCGCGCGGGAATAGACCTCCCAGGTGATCGTGCCGTCGGCCAGCATCTTCTCGTAGCCGGCCATGTCCTCGGCGGCGCGCTCGAACGGCGTGCGCAGGGAATTGGCCAGCGATTCGGCGGCACGTTGCGCGGCCTCGGCGACCTTGGTCTGGTCGGCGCTCCACTCCTTCCAGAGCGCCGCCTCGTCGGCTAGCGTGGCCTTGAGCCAGTCGGCGGTCAGCTTGTCCTTAGCGCCGTAGAGCGCCTGCTCGCCCAGTTTCTTGGCGGCGGCATGGACATCCTTGACCTTGGCCAGGATGCCGGCCTTCATGCCCTCCCCGGCCATCTCGCCGACCAGGAAGAACTGACGCGACGGCGAATGGATATCGAGGGCGTCCCGGATCGCCTTGAGCGCGCCCTTGCCCAGGGCCTTGACCTCGTCCCACATCGCCTGGGCCTTGGCCTTGATGCCCTGGATGATGCCGTCGACGATCTGTCCGCCGACCGCCAGCCACTCCTTGGTCTGGGTCTTCAGGTAAGCGACCGCCTCGGTCAGCTTCTTGCCGATGCCCAGCTCGCCCTTGAGGGCGGCGGTCATGCCCTCGCGCAGGGCGGCGATCAGGTCGGCGCCGGCCTGTTTCATCTTTTCCCAGCCGCCCTTGATGGTCTGGATGATGCCGCCCTCGCCCTCGATCAGGTCATAGAGCGCGGTGCCCAGGGTGGCGGCCTTGTCGCCGGTCAGGGCCTGCACCTGGCCGTCGATCCAGTCGGCGATATAGCCCCCCGCGGCATAGCCGGCCGCGCCAGCGGCGGCGAGGCCGAGCAGCGTGGCAACAACCGGATTGGCGGCCAGAAACGTGGCGACACCAGACAGCGCGGTGGTAATGGTGCCAATGGCGGTGACGGTGGCGCCGATGCCGAGGATGACCGCGC